GGCGAGTACAACGCAACAAACCTTCCATCTTGGATCGTGGATTCCAAAGCCGCACCATTCTTCTCAATGATGCGCTGGAACATTGAACAATTCAACAACTTCCGTAAATATGCTCTCGAACCTATTACAAACCCAGCCGTTCCCGGCAAACCAAATTTTGGACCCGCACTGGCAACGATATTTGCAGGCACAATTGGAGGACTTGCTATTGAGGAACTCCGGCAGGAACTTACAGGTCGGAAAGATTACAACGCGACCTTCACCGAACTTGCAAACGCGCACGATCCAGTCCGTGCTACACAAGAACTTGCCGGCAAGCTTGCAACTGCAGCACAACTAACTGGGACTTTCGGGATCTGGTCGGAGATAATGAAGCAGGGGATTGACGTTCTCAACAATCGTATGCCTCAGGGCTTCCGTATGCCAGCTATGGAAGTTACGGACGGAAACATTAAACTTGCGATCAGCGCGGTTAAGGCAATTAACCAAGGTGAACCATTTGATCGTGTTTTGCCGGAACTGATGAAACAGATCGGGAATAACAACGTGCAGCTCTTCAGGCTCCTCTACGACCAAGCAGGCCGTTTTGAACTCTCGGACGAGGCAAAATATGACCGCGAGCAGCACAACTTCCGTCGCGATCAGGGCATGTTTAACTCTCTCGCGGGCTATCCCGTAAACCCGACAGAGTCTTCTCCACCGTCTCTCAACACTGTAACGCAACAAGCCTTCCGCCGGGAAACTGATCCTTCCAAAATGATGGAAGAAGCAATGACACTCCGACGGAAGGCTTTGGCGAGATTTGCTGAGACTGGCGATCCGCTAGAATACACCCAATCTCTGCGTCAATTTGCAAATATGGGACAAGCTATTGCACCGAACCCGGAACGTCAACCGGTGAAATTTGCGAACTATCTGAATTTTGTGCGAGCATCTCAGGGGCCGGAGGCGGCGCAGAGAATGCTTCAGTCCTACTATCAACGGGCTGGCCTTGGTCAGATGAAGGCGGGGTTGCTAAAATGATCGGATTTTCGTAGAGCCTACTGACAGTGGTAAAATATTCTTCAGGACTCCAACAATGTCCAGTAATATAACGTGCTTGATATTCATTACAAATTGCGGCATGATATTCTGGACTAGTATAATACTTCCGCAACGCTTCGATTCGATTCTGTGCTGCTGACAAATAATGCCACAGATCAATCACTTCGTTCTTCGCTTCAAGAAGGGGGTCACGGTCATGGATGCTTCCTCCATGCTCCTTGGCCCCTTTTTCAAACTTGTCAATGAACTGTTCTCCGGCATAGTCCATATGCGCCAAAACATCTTCGTCGTTATCTTCGCGCTGAGGCAACAAACCTTGTCCGCGCAACATGTCTGCTTCTGCCTTAGCTGTTTCGTGCAGGTGTTTAATATAAGCTTCACTCATACAATTTGTGCTTGGTACATTTTTTCTCCACTTACTGGATTTGATCCAGCAATAAGTTTGCCTTGATTAATCAAACCCTCGATCATCGAGTCAAACTCAAATTTGTTTCGGATGTCTTTGAACACGAATGCTTTAACTTGACGCTCGGTCATCGCGCGGTCAGGCATTTTTAGCATCCTTATCCATAGTTGGTCCGCGACTCCAGCTACTTCGTTTCGCCCGGTCTCAAGAAAGCACTTGTGCATCGGCGTCTCAATAGCCTCCAAAAGTTCAATCGCGCCATAAGCATCTTCCATCGTCAGTATCATATCTGTCGTCCGTGCGAAATGGACTGACATGATAGCTTTTTGAAGATGCAGTTGATAGCGTTGATAGTAAGTATCCAGATTCGGATCTTTATTCGTCCTGTCGCCCGAACTGACTTTTCGGATATAGTCCCGGATAAATCCGCGAACATCTGGAGGGACTGTTACTTTCCCGTAAACCTGCGAAAGCTTAAAAAGCCAATTCAACAAAACCTGCTTTGACTGTTTCTCTGCTGGTGATCTGTCATCAAACAACCAGTCATCTACTGGTTTCGGCGTGTCGTACACAAACCAAGCTCGCGAGACAAATCCGTTCTTCAACACATCCCGTTTCAACAACTTTATCAAATCTGTCGGCGTGATACTTCCAATCAGACTTAAGCAACCTTTTGCAATATAGTCACTTCCGCGCCCAATAGTTTCGTGACGCACACCTTCCTTGCACATATACATGCTCAACAGGAAGATCATCGTCTTTTGGGACTCGTCGTTCAGCAGAGATTGCAGTTCGTCTAAGTTGAAGTGTAGCGAGTTGTGTTGGTATACATCCGCAACATTTCCATCCGAACCCATTACAACATGCGTCCGAACTGACTGTGCCATTTCTCGCCCGAGTGACTCTTTTGTGGTCGAATCAGGAGCACAGGGAAAGAGATATTCTGGTCGCGTCGAACCATCTTTTTTGGCCGGAAAAAGTTCGGGCGGGGTCTCAACGCCGACAGCTTTTAACTGCGCCTTAACGCTTCCGGCGGGATCGGGAACGAGATGGTACTTCAACAAAGAATCCATTGGTCCAGTGACGAGACCTTTACCGCCGCCAGCAGTTGCGGTGAAGACTACATACAGATTCGGAAACACTCGTGTCTCTTCATCACCAATCCAGACTCTTCGCTGTAACGCTGTCGAGATCATGTAATAAAAACCAACTTTTGCAAACAATGGTGGAGGTTGAACTTTATCCAGATAATGCATCCAGTGTTCATAGTTGGTCATAACAAAGCCACTCTAACTTCTTTGATGTTGTCAACAAATAGGACATCGAGTCCTAGAATTTGATGACCGGTTTTTCGGATACCTTTATACTTGTAGATCGCGAGCTTATCTACAGCTTCGTCTACGACATTAGACATCTCCGGCGACAACAAAATATGCGTCGGAGTCTGTCCAGTACGAGACATGAACTCTTCCTTAGCTCGATTGATTGTCGCCATGATGGTCATTTGATCTCCTTCATTCCATTGGGACATTTCTTCTCGTCCCATGCCGCCCAGACTTTTCCAACACTAATCCCCGTACGCATAGTGTACTTGTCCCCGAACCGTCCAACCAGAGGAACTTCCATAAACTTACGCATAACCTCGATGCACTCGGGAACTTCCTTCTCGTCCAGCACATCACTCATATAAGAGTCGTGTTTGTTAGAAAGCAAGTGCCATGCCTTTCGGTTGGTTTCGATGAAATCCTGCAACTTTATACACGCGTTGTTTGTGATTCCGCCAACTGTCGATTGCGGTATCCACGAAATTGCGTCGCGGATATAACTGTCGGTAATCTGGCGATGAAACTCGCGGAAGACCCCGAGGAGATTTGTCAGTCGTCTTTCGTGCGTCACGACAAGCTCGATATGACTCTGCCACGCGATGACCTCGGGGAAGAGTCGTTTGTATGTGTCTAGGTACCTCCGACACTCATCGTAGCTTAATGACAACAACCCTGCCGAATCCTTCAGCGCGTTCATCATGAACGTTCGCGGACCCATGCGGTAGTTACTTGCGTGAATTACCTTCTTCCCGAGGAAGTATTTTTTTCCGTCGTCCGCGTTTTGAATTTCTTTTGTAAAAACCTTCCATCCGGGAGCCTTTGATAGCTCGGCGATTGGACAGTCGAGGTAGTATTGAATCGACCGTTCTTGTTGTCCCCACGAGTCTTTGAACAAGTGCATCGCCATCCAAGTGTGCGGTTTGACACCGTGTATAAACAGGTTACGAAAATTCCCCGGCTCAGACTCGTACGCGACCACAAGAGCCTCAGCTCCTGACTGATCCGGCTGAACAAAAGTACCATCCGCGACGAAGATTTCCATGATCTTCTTGTCAGGATTGGTAATGTTCCCGCCGAACTCGCCGAAGAGCTGAGACGCAGAGATGCGGGTGGATTTAGTTCCCGCGATCTTGATGTGTGTTTGATAGCGAATCATTTGTAAGTTTTGTGGAACGAGATTGTCCTCGGTTCATCTTCACTACGCCAACGATTGTAAATCCTTAGTGGAGCATGGATGTACAACTTTTCATACTTCTTTTGTCGCTCCTTTTGAAGTCTTATCCAGGTTTTCTTTGTCAGCCTCCTAAAGTTCAACCTTTGTTTTCGTGTCTTTACCCAAAGAGGATCAAAAACGCAACTCCACGAATAGGCTGTGTAAGGAGCAGAGACATAATTCGGATTAGGTTTTACCTCATCAATTTCGGTTGCCATTCTTGTTCCTTTTCTTCGTTAGTTCGCTTGTAGATCATGGGCATCACGAGTTTGTCCGCAGGTATCATACCAAAACTCAATTCAGCTTGGTACATTACCACAATCGGTTTGAATCCAAAGAACACCCGCACCTTGTTCTTTAACTTAAACCATCGCCAGCTTGTGTTACGCTTGAGTCGTTGTAGTTTGGTTGGTTTCATTTTGAATAGGTTCCCAAGTAGTATGTTCATTTATGAATGCTCTTAAATTTATTCCAAGCTATTTCCATGTGACGGGTTGTACCGATAAAATTACCTTGCTGGTAAAGTTTAGCGTACATCCATATTGATATATATGTGCCAGAGTTTTTGCCCAGATCGTTTAGATTACTACACCGAATTAATATCTGCTTAAGTTTAGGTTTGGTAAATGATGCCAGTTTGTCTAGGTTCATTTGTGCTCCTTGGTCTTGCGCTGCGTGTCGCCCATGTTTGCAGGATAGGTAAAAGGTTTACCTGAAAACAAAGACTGCCACGCGCGCAAAGTATTACGCGATAGCAGTATAGCAAGCTGCGCATCCTCAACTGCTGCGGCGCGCGCAAGCTGTTTCTCGATGTGCTTGATTAGTTGCTGGCGGGTCATCTTGTTTATCTTTGCTTGCAGCCTGAACTCTTGGATCGAGGGTAAGAACTTAAACCAGGGGTCTTCGTAGTCTTTCCAGTCAAACTTACTCATTTGTGCTCCTTTGGTGTAAGTTCCTCTTTTGTGCATCCATGATGTTTCATCAACCAATCCTGAAGATACCAATGAGCCTTCAGCGCATCTTCCTTGTTAGATTTCTTTAAACCCTCTCGCCACAGGTACTTAATCACATTCCCAACTGCAAACGGAAAATGTCGTGTGACTTGAATACACTCAATCCCAGAGGGATGAGAAGTGTAGTGGGCGGGCGAGTTGATACTGTCGAGGTTGGGTTTGTCTGCTTTTAATCCAGCTAAACCAATAGATTGTGTAACCATGTTATATTGAGCTTCCGCCCTAAGTCCACTTATATACTTTGAACAAGAATCACATAATCTTGATTCATTGCTTGTTAAGCAACCACAGCGAGTACAATTATACATAATCTTAATCCTCCAATACCTGCGTTACACTTGTGTTCAGCGGAATTCCATCCGCTGAATCATTTAACCACTGCACTTTGACTCTTGGGTAAGGTTTGCCCGCGAGCCACATTTTTTTCCTGTCGGCGTACGAAATACGAAACGTCCCGACAGTAAATTCTTTACCTTCCGCTGAGCGAACTTGCATGCTCCCAACATTGTTCGCTGACTTACCTTCACCCTCGGTCAACCCGATCACATCAACCTCCGCGTCCCTCCAGTTCTTCTGCTTCATGCACAGCCAAGATTTGCCGGGCGTGTATTGCCCATCTTTGTAGCGAATAATCGAACCCTCATAACCAGAGTTGCGATTGATTTCGAGGCGTTCGTTAAGATTTGAAAGGGTGCTTGTGTAGCAAAGTGAGACCGGTTTTATCTGGGGAAACCTTCGCAAGTAACCACAACGATCCTCCAGATACTCGATCCGCTCATCGAAACTTCCCGGTCGAATAGTGTCAAAAACGAACCCAAAAATTTGATTCGCGGCCTCAGGCTTCTCCAGATTATTCACGCCAATCGCCGAGCTGATTTCCTGCAAACTCATGCCGTGGTTATACAACTCCATTGCAAGTGTATCCTTAACCCCGACGAGACCTAGATGCTCAGGCAACCAATCTCGCCAACGCTTTCCATCCTTCGTGTACAACCCCTGTTTGCCTGCGTGCCATATAGCAAAAATACCATTTAGCTTCGGCTGTATATACACCGGCAGTTGCAACTTCGCTTCATCATAATCCATCGGCAACATCAGACTGTCCCGAATCTCGGGATCAGACACTAGCTTTCTACTTTTCGGTACGTTTAGTTTTTCGGTTTTCACGCCACTCTCTTTCTCTTCAAAGCCATCCATTTGAACTTCAACATTCCATTCTGCTTCGCGATCTTTCGCGCGAGCAAAACAACTTTAATCACCGGATTTCCCGTCTCGATCAATAACTTGTACAGACAATCCGCTTCTAAACTTGGTTCTCCTTGGGCTGTCTTCTCTACCGGTGTATACCCAAGACGCTTATGAAAATATTCGACAAGCTGCTGGGGACTTGATGGATTAATCTCATTCCCAACGAGGAGTCGGAGTATTCTTCGCAGTTGAACGAGGACCTCATCATTGTGATCACGGATCGCTTTGACCCGTACCATGTCCACGCCAATTCCTTGAAGAGACATAAGTGAATATAAGTACACAAGATCGTCGGCTTGCTGGATTGTGACACGGGTTCTAACGTCAGTCTCGTAAATCCCAAGTTGAACTTTGTGTACGGCACGTAGAGTTTGTACGTCCTTCGCGTTATAAAGAAGCAGCTCCATTTGCTGCCGATAGTTATAGGGAGTATATGATGAGTAGTCTCCCTTGTGATAAGGTGCGTTGACAAAGAGTCTGATTGCATGAGCTAGAGATTTTTCGATTTCAAGATGTAGTCGATGCTGCACGAGCATAGTGTCCCAATTCCGCCGACCAAAAGGCATACCGTGGTAAGCAGCAAGAAACAAAAGATCAAACATAGAATTATGAATGACCACAATGTTACGAGCAATAGCCTTAGCCAAAGCCGCCATGACGATCGGATTGTCGCACCCAGCGTTGCCTCGGTAATCGTAGTTAAGCACCGTTGCAACGCCCCTAGTACTGTCGCAGAAGCTGAAGCACTGAATTGTATTGGTTGGCGGATGAGTTTCAATGTCGAGATAAAGATAGTCATTGGTTATGGAGTTAAGATAGTCAACCGCGTCTTGCGTGTTAAGTTGGACAAGTCCAAGATGAGGAACTGTTACGGATTTGTAACGCCCCGAGAGCATTTTGTCGATATCTTGCGCAAACCAGAAGCGATAATTTGCCCGCGCGGTAGGAGCGGAATCTTTGCCTGACGAACTCGCATCCTCGGCTTCATCTTCTTCTGAAGTTTCCTCGTCCTTGACATCGACACAATCCTGTGCCCAATAGGTGAAGACATAAGGAATCCCATTCAGTTCTCGCACAAAACCGGCATGCGCGTCGAGACCTTTTTCGCCCGAGATTCGGTTCAGGCATTCCTCGCCCTGACATATCACAAATTGTGTCCCGCCAGGAAACCCTTTCGCGAGATCATCGACATGCCTAATGCAACAATCGTCTATCGAGTAACCGTACCGCGCGAGAACCTCACCACAAAAAGTCCTCGCGCGCCCAACAAATAACTGCCCATTAGCTTTGTCGAAACGTGAATAGGCGGGTAGATAAATCAGCACGCCGTTGTAGCTATCGGGTAGTTGTTCTAGGTTCATTCCCCAGTCAATTCTTTTGTGTTAAGAAACACGGGCGAGAGCTTTGTTCCGGGAGGAAGTTGCTCCGGCTTTGCTTGTGCGACCAGTGCCGCGAGTCCTGCATTTACAACAGCAGGATCAGGTCCAGTCGAGAGTTCACCAAACTCTTTCAACTCG